GCGTTGACGGCGACTCCGTGATAATGCGCTCAAAGTTATTGTCGTTCAGGCGATAACGGACAACAAAATCGTTGACGTTAAGGACAGGACTTGTCCAGGTAATGTCAACACCTGTCCGTACCAGACCGCCTTCTTCGTACAAAAACTCAGTGGCAGAGATATTTGTTACCGCGTCTGGTGATGCAGAAATGTTGGTGATGTCGCGTTGAGTCAGGTTCAGATCCTGCTCAACTGCGTTGTAGATGCTTTCGTTGTACTTAAGAGCGGATACGCCGAAAACTCCGTCACCGTTTTCAGCAACGCTAATGACGCGGAACTGTTGCGACTGAATATCGGTTGTCTGGATTAGCCATGGAGCGTTAGCTGCTGGAGCTTGGCTGAACGCAGTGCTGACATTCACAGCCGTACCACTGATGCTATTGATGTCCCTTGTCTCAACGAGACCGTTAGGTAAGACGACTGAGATTGTCGGGCTGTTGCCCATGTTGACTGACAACTCAGTGGTGCTATCAATCGTGACCTGGAGCGTTGTGGCTGATGAGACACGTCCATTCCTTCGCGTTCCACCGCGCAACGGATCAGCAATGTCCACAACCATGCCAGGTCTGACAACAATGCCTGAATCAATGCCGATGGCAAAGTTGCACGTCTCGTAAAGATCTTGTTCGCTTAGCAGCGTCCACTTGCCCAGCCTGTTGGCCTGACCTTGTGAATAACAGCCAACTGCTTTGATGTCTTTGTTGTTGACGCCGTACTTGGCAACAGCATCAGCGTCTTCAACGTACTCAAACGACACCTCACCTTGCTCGTCATAGTTCTGGTACGCAACAGTCGCGCAGGTATGGCGGCTGCGAACTGACGATCCAGAGTACGAAAACATGCCATCAACAACGTTGGCTGGACCAAGCGTGTACTGAGCGTCAGAAGGCTTGTCCTGCAGCAAGACCAACGAACCAGCGCCGTAATAAGAGATGCCCCTGAAAATGCTGCTCATCTCTTGGATGACGTTGTAAACCTCTTTGCGTTGGTTGATCAGAAGGTTGCAGCTAAAACGTGGCTCTTGGCCGCCGTTGCCATCATCAACAAGAGTGTTGCAATACTGGCTGATCGCAAAAAAGTCGTAGCGATCCAGTGAAGACTCAGGGATCCCAGCGCCATACCTGTCGTTGGTGAGCAGATCCCACAGACACCAAGCTGGGTCGTTTGTCCAAGTTGCTGCTGCAAACGTTCCGTCCCACACGCCTGAATATGTAATCCGTCCCAAATGTGTTGTGGTGTCTACGGTTGCGTTGCTTGGAATCGCAACTTTGATGCCACGAATTAGGTATTTGCGTTGAGGAATGCTATTGAACTGGCTAGAGCCAAGACGCAAGCCGACAAGTGCGCTGTTTGGGTAGGCAAGCTTGGCATCAATAATTGAAGTAAAGCTCTGCCAATTTGTTGTGTTGGCCAGTTTTGTTGAGCCGTTGTCAGCGGTGTTACGAACAACCTTGATGTCTACTGGAAACGATCCAGTCAACGTCAGCAGGTAATCCCGCTGGTACGAGCCACTGCTTTTGCCTGAAATCGTGTCAGTCTTGACAGTGCTGTAACCGCCGCCGTTGTATTGAACTTGAATACTGATGCTGACACTCGTGCCAACAATGTCTCCATCGTCTTCAATCTGTTGCAGCGAGGGAATTTGAATTGTGACCCGAACACGGTCAATATCTGAATCCGTAATTTGCCTAACTACTGGCGTGGCGTTAGTGACCTCAACGCCAACTGCTGTTTCAGACTCAACGTTGCTAAAGACGCCAGGAATGTAGGACTGACCTTGCGTTCCAGTGCGAGTGACAATCGTGTAATCAGTGAAGTTATATGTGCCATCTGCTGCCTGTAGTGGCGTGCCGTCAAAGAAGATACTCTTGTTGCCGTCGTCTAAACCTTGAATTTCGCCTTCGCTAATTAGATCAAGAGCGTTCGCAAACTGTTTTGACTGCAGCGAATCATCTGCTTCC